TTATCTAAGACTTTAAGTAGCATCAGTTTTGGAGGCGGAACTGGAGGAACCGGCGGCCCCGCTGGAGATATGGGAGAAGATTTGGGAAGCATGGCTGCTCAATTCGAATCCGGTAGCGAAGGCACATCCGCAGTAGGACATGATTCTACTGGTGGTACAAGTTACGGCAAGTATCAGATTGCCTCAAATACAGGAACTATGGACTTGTTCATGAAGCATCTTCAGAAAACAAATCCAGAAGCATTTGAGAGATTATCTAAAGCAGGACCCGCTAAAGCAGGTAAAGATGGAGCCTTTGCTCAAGAATGGAAAAAACTTGCCAAAGAAGGAAAACTACAAGGTTCTGAACACGAATTCATTAAAGCAACTCACTTTGATGTTGGCGTAGAAAAGATTAAAGATAAAAAACTACAAGAGATGATCAAAGGTAGTAAGGCTCTACAAGAAGTTATGTGGAGCACCTCAGTACAACACGGTGGCGGTGGTGCTGGTAGTATCTTTAATAAAGCATACAAAGAGGGAATGGATGAGCAAGCACTGATTAAAGAAATCTATGCTCAAAGAGCAACTAGATTCGGTTCAAGCACCCCTCAAGTTAGAGCCAGTGTACAAGATAGATTTAGAAAAGAACAGCAACTAGCATTAGGAATGGTGGGTCGTCCGGGCATGGCAGGCGGCGGCATTATGATGGCTAGTGGCAAACTTGAAGATGTATTGAAGTTTACTTCTCCTTCAGGTGAAATGAGTGACTTCCAAGGATTAAATCCTGGAATGCAACGTGCAGTGTTTAATGCCGCAACAGAATACATGAAAGCAACCGGAAACAAATTGCAAATCAATAGTGCTAAACGTGATCCGGAAGATCAAGAAAGATTGTATAATGAAACAGTACGTGCAGGACGTCCTGGTAAGGGACCTGGTGGTATGCTTGTTGCTAGACCGGGCAGTAGCCCTCATGAAAGCGGCAATGCCATTGACATTCAACAGTACACCGATAGAATGGCAGTACAAATTCTCGGTAAGCACGGCTTACATCAAAAATATGGATCAAAAGACCCTGTACACTTTGAGTTAATGGCACGTGATGGTGGTATATTTGATGGTCCGCAAAAAGGATATAAAGCAGAACTTCATGGTACTGAGTTAGTAGCACCTTTATTAAAAGACAGTATCTTAATGAAACTGGCTCAGACTCCTGCAAAAGTAAGTCAAATTGAAGAAATGTTTGGTAATATGTCTAAGGACATGTCATTAGTTAAAACAGATTTAGGGGGTAAAACACTAGATCCTAATACTATGTTAGCCGACATGATGAAAAGAAAAACGGAAATGGAGCAAAAGGTAACGGCATTGGCTAGTGCTAAACCCGAAACAATTGCTACACCACTTTCCAAACCTGAAGATAAAGCAATGTCAATGAATGCTGAATTGATGCAAATGCTTTCAGGTAAATTAGACACCGTAATTTCTGTACTAGAATCGGGTAATGATGTTTCTAGCAAGATTCTTAAGAGTTCACGTGTTTAAACTAAATAGTATGTAAAGAACAAGGCCTATGTCATATAAAAAGAAATTCTTAAACAGAAGCGGTGTCTCCAGCCCGATCTCAGGTATCAACAGTAATACTGGTGCCTGGAATAGTAGTCCTGGACAAAACGGATCACCTACAGGCGGTTGGAATAGCACTGAGTTTGGCTATAAGAACTATATGAGTAGACTTCCTGAAGTCTATACTGGTCACCCAAATCGTATCGAAAGATATAATCAATATGAAATGATGGATGTTGATGCTGAAATCAACGCATGTTTAGATATCATTTCAGAATTCAGTACACAGAAAAACGAACATAACAAGACTCCTTTTAGTTTTGAATTTAAAGATGATCCTACTCCACATGAAGTTGAACTATTAACTAAACAGTTACAACAGTGGTGTAAACTTAATGAATTTGACGTTCGTATCTTTAAGATTTTCCGTAACGTTATTAAGTACGGAGATCAAGTATTCGTTCGTGATCCAGAAAACTTTAAGTTATACTGGGTCGATATGGTCAAAGTTATTAAAGTTATTGTTAACGAAAGTGAAGGTAAAAAGCCTGAACAATATGTATTAAAAGATATTAACATTAACCTACAGAACTTAAGTGTTGCACAAAAGACAAATACTGACTTTGCGGCTAATCCTGCAACAGGATTAGGTGGCACAGGCGGTGGTACCAACACACCATATACTGTTCCTGCTATGCCTTATAATACATCAGGATCAAGATTTACATTGGGTCAAAGCGAAAGTGCCATTGACGCAAAACACATTGTACACTTAAGTTTGACAGAAGGTCTAGACAGATTTTGGCCGTTTGGTCAGAGTATCTTAGAGAATATCTTTAAAGTTTACAAGCAAAAAGAATTGCTTGAAGATGCTGTTCTAATCTATCGTGTACAACGTGCGCCAGAACGTAGAATGTTCAAGATTGACGTTGGTAACATGCCAAGTCACATGGCTATGGCATTTGTTGAACGTGTTAAGAACGAAATTCACCAGCGTAGAATTCCTAGCGTATATGGTGGTCAATCAATCGTAGATGCTACATATAACCCATTATCAATGAACGAAGATTACTTCTTCCCAGTTACGGCTGAAGGTCGTGGATCAAGTGTTGAAGTATTACCCGGTGGTCAGAATCTTGGTGAAATCGATGACTTGAAATACTTCAATAACAGACTAGCACGTGGTCTACGTGTTCCAAGTTCATATTTGCCAACTGGCCCTGATGACAATACAACGCCATTAAGTGACGGTCGTGTTGGCACAGCAATGATCCAAGAGTTCCGCTTCAATCAATATTGTGAACGATTGCAGAATTATATCTCATTGAAACTTGACGAAGAATTCAAATTATTCTTACGTTGGAGAGGTTTCAACATTGACACTGGATTGTTCTCATTACATTTCAATCCTCCTCAGAACTTTGCGGCATACCGTCAAAGTGAGTTAGATACAGCACGTGTATCAACATTTGCAAGTATGGAAGCGTTTCCTTATATTTCAAAGCGTTTTGCATTAGAACGATTCTTAGGCTTGACAGAAGAAGAAATCGCAAAGAACGAAAAACTTTGGGAAGAAGAGAACAAGAAAGAAGTTTCACTTGATCCTAAGGGTAGTGATCTACGTAACATCGGTGTTTCTACAGGTGACTTTGAATCTGATGAAAACACTGCCGATGAAATTGACCAGTCAGAGCAACCCCCTGAAGAAGGTGCTGAAGTTGCCGGGCCTGTAGGCGGAGAAGTTCCATCTGCATCTCCAGCAGGTGCACCTGGTGCAGGCACTCCAACTGCTCCCGCATAATGAATGCGTGACTTTTTAAAGTACTTAATTGTTTGGATATCACAGAATTTAAGTATACCTTTTTGGATGGTGGGTCATATTCATTTAAGTATGAACATGAGTGTCTATGAAGATATCACTATGTTAGTATCGTCATTGGGAATGAATTTAGTTGTGGCCTTAGGGTTTTTCATAGACTACAACGATTATAAAAAGACAAAAGATAAATAAAAGTATGAAACTATTTGAGATGTTTGACCCGCCCGTTCAGGGAATGCAGGATGTTAATGCTGATAACAGCAAGCCTGTGTGGCGTACCTCTCGCAAAACTAAACTTACTTTAAAACAAATTCGTAAATTAAGACGTATGTTAGACGTAAGAAACTACGAAAAGAAGATTCATCTTGGTAAAGTAAGAGAACAATATGGCGCCAAGCCAGCCGAAGAATCCGGCGCACCTAGCGTCTAAAACGCATATTCCTATAAAAATCTCAAAAAAATAGCACTTATTACACTGTTTTGGTGTATATGGTGTAAATATGTGTACAAAGCCATTTCTAATCAGGAGAACTATAATGGATCAAAAGAAATACGAACAGTTAATCAATCTCATTATCAATGAGAACGAAGAGCAAGCCCGCGAACTATTCCACGAAATCGTGGTTGAAAAGTCACGTGAAATATATGAATCAATCATGGAAGAAGAAATGGTTGATGAAGGCGACATGGGCGCCGAAATGGAAGGTGATATGGGCGGCCAAGTAGGTGACCTACTTGACGAAATCAACGCAGAAGAATCTGGCGTCACTGAAGAAGAAGAGGAAGAAGAAGTATTTGACCTCGACTCAGAAGAAGATGAAGATATGGGCGATGATGAAGGTGAAGCATCTGATGAAGTAGAAGATGCAGTCGTCAGAATTGAAGATAAACTTGACCAGTTGATGGCCGAGTTTGAAGAAATCATGGGCGGTGGTGATGCTGACATGGATGCAGGTGATGATGAAGAAATCGAAGTTGACTCTGAGGAAGAGGAAGCAATGATGGAAGCAGTACAGTTGCAGAAAGTTTCCGTAACACACGGTGACAACGGCGTTCAGACAAAGAGCCCAGTAGCCGCAAATTCAGGTAAGGCTGGCATGGACAGCAAGCCTGTTAACTTTGGTAGTGCAGACGAAAAAGGTCGCACAGCCCCAACTGCAAAAGACGTAGAAGGCGCATCAAAGTTTAAGAATGCACCAGGACATAAGTCACAAGATTTGTCAAATGCACCTAAGCCAGTAACTAAGGACGGTGCGGCATATGACAAGAGTCCAGTAGCAAAGTAAGGAACTGAGACCAAATGGCTTTGTATCTCAGAGAAAACTTGACATTCGACCGTGCAAACATGGTCGTGGAATCCGTCAAGGAAGAGGGCACTGATCTTAAGACCCTCTTTATGAAGGGCATCTTCATTCAGGGCGGGGTTAAAAACGCAAATGAGCGTGTTTACCCCGTTTCTGAAATTGAGAATGCTGTAGATACGTTGAACAAGCAAATTAGTGAAGGTTATTCTGTTTTAGGGGAAGTAGATCACCCCGATGATTTAAAGATTAATCTAGACCGTGTATCACACATGATTACAAGCATGTGGATGGATGGTGCTAATGGTTTCGGAAAGTTAAAGATTCTACCAACTCCAATGGGACAACTCGTCCGCACAATGTTGGAGTCAGGTGTAAAACTAGGCGTATCCAGTCGTGGATCAGGTAATGTAAACGATATGGATGGTCGTGTCAGTGATTTTGAAATTATCACTGTGGATATTGTTGCTCAGCCTAGCGCACCAAACGCATACCCAAAAGCAATCTATGAAGGCATGATGAATATGCGTCATGGTCATAGACTTATGGATATTGCTAAGGAAGTTAGCGGCGACAAAAAAGTAGAGAGATACCTGAAGGAGGAAGTAATGCGCCTCATCAAGGATCTCAAATTATAAAGGGGATATCAGCATGTTTGATGCTATCAAACCATTACTTGAAAGTGGATTAATCAAAGAGGATACAGCCCAGGCTCTAAACGAAGCATGGGAAATGAAACTCAATGAAGCCCGCCAACAAGTTCGTGCAGAATTACATGAAGAATTTGCACAACGTTATGAACATGACAGAATGGTGATGGTAGAAGCCCTAGATAAAATGATGACTGAAAGCCTTTCAGAAGAACTTAAAGAATTCCATTCTGAAAGACAAGCAATGAACGAAGATCGTGTCAAGGCTCAGTTGAAACTCAAAGAAAGTGCAACAAAGTTTAATGATTTCATGGTTACAAAATTAGCCGAAGAAATCCGTGAACTACGTGCAGACCGTAAGGTTCAAGTTGAGAATCAACAGAAACTTGAAAAGTTTGTAACACATGCCCTAGCCCGCGAAATCAAAGAATTCGCAGTGGATAGACAAGCAGTTGTTGAAGCAAAGGTCAAGTTAGTTGCTGAAGGTCGCAAGCAGTTGGAAACACTTAAGCAGAAGTTTGTTGCTGAAAGTGCTAAGAAGGTTAGCGGCATTGTTTCAGGTCACATTAAGGGTGAACTATCAGCACTTAAGGAAGACATTAAACAGGCTAGAGAAAATAATTTTGGACGTAAGTTGTTCGAAGCATTCGCAAGCGAATTCTCAGTTACTCACCTCAATGAGAAGGCTGAAACTCGCAAGTTAATGCAGGCACTTGTTCAAAAGGATAAGCAACTAGCCGAATCTGCTACTAAAATTGCGCAAGCACAAAAGTTAGTAGAGAGTAAAGAGCGTGAGGTACGCATTATTAAGGAATCTTCTCAGCGTGAAGAGGTACTAGGAGATCTTCTAGCACCATTAAACGAAGAGAAAGCCGCAGTAATGAAGACCTTACTTGAAAGCGTTCAAACTGCAAAGTTAAAGAATGCTTTTGATAAGTATCTACCAGCAGTTCTTAACACTGGTTCAGAAGTTTCAGCAAAGCCCGCAAAGGCTGCGTTGACTGAATCTAAAGTTGTTACAGAAATGACTGGTGATAAATCTGCCAAGAAGATTGAAGAAGTCGATAGCAATGAGAAAGACAATGTTATCGAAATTAAGCGTCTGGCAGGGCTTTAATAAACGACATAGTTTAGGAGAAATAGAAAATGTCAAAAGTACTATTAGAAAGCCGTTGGGACGAGACCAAAGATGCCCTGTTAGAAGGCTTAAAAGGCACTCGCCGCTCAACAATGGGTGTTATCCTCGAAAACACTCGCAAGCAGTTACTATCTGAATCAACAGCAGGTACAACAACTGCAGGTAATATCGCAACACTAAACCGCGTGATTCTTCCAGTAATCC